CATTTATGACGCTATTTTAAGGATGTTTCCCCGAACCTGCCGTTTAGCAGGTAGGGGTACTTTTTCCACCAACGGGGATAACGATTGGTCTTTTTTTGGCGGTTGGGTACTAATTTCCCATTGATCAAGAATCTTTAAAGCATCCTCTAAATCGTTGGAAGTTCGACACCAGCCCAACCGAGCCAAGTAAACTTCTTTATCTTCGATACCATAACCAAAAATATGACGAGCCACTTCTTCAGGAATCTCTACAGTAGTGTCTTTTGGAAAACTATAAAAAACACCACCGAGTCCATCTTTTAGCTTTTTGTCAGATCGGTTTGTAACATAAATCACAGTCATTAGAAACTCACTACGCTTCCATAGACAGATATATCAACAGTTGCATTAGCAACTACACCCACATTTAAAAATAAAGCAGAAGTTGTAGCACCACTTACTGCGGTGTTAGTTAAAAACGGTTCTGCAATGTTTAAATTAATAAACGTGCCTGTTGTTGTTAATTGGGTTAACACAATGTTAGATACAACCGCATTTCCTGTAGCTATATTACCCGTAGAACGAGTAGAAATCGCAACGTTTGCTAAAGCAGCAGAGGCGTTAGGATTGCTAATTGTTATTTGACGAATAATGACGCTACCAGAATTGGCGACTGCACCACCGTTAGTTAAACCACCTGAACAAAGAGGAATTGAAATAGTCGCTAATCCAGCAGTTGCTAAACTAACGTTTCTTGCAAACCCAATTCGACCAGTAGCAAAACTGTCTAGGTTTAACTGACCTACTGCATCTGGATTAGCCATTATTGTTCCCCTTAACTGTTATAAGTGCCAGAAACAGCTTGTCCACCGTTTACAGTCAATAGAGTTACATTAGATGTCTGGAACGCAGCGTTGAGTCTGACGTTAACACCATCTGAAATCACTACTCCACCTGTGTTATTTGCAATCCATGTTGACCAAGTTGCAGTAGACGTTGTAGCGTTGTAAGCTGAAACAGCTTCAACAGTAACGTTTGCAGTTGGGAACATGATGTATGTACCAGCAGTTAGAACGGCTGTTGTATTAGCAACAGTTACGTTAGCATACTGAAGATACGCACCTGGCGTATTAGCAGATGTACCTGAAATCAGGATTTTATTCATTCCGAGTGCCATGGTTTATTCTCCTTATAAAGAAATAGAGTTATAACCTGAAACCCGTGTCATGGACTTAGGTTTAACGCTTACCAATTCGGCAATCATTAAAACTGCGCCAACATAACCGATTTGCCAGTTAGGAAGTGTAGACTCAAAACCAGTAAACACAAACGAACCTTGATCGTGGATGTACAAGCTCAAGTAGTTACTGTTAACAAAATACACAGTACCTTCTGGGCAATACGGATCAGGATAAATAGGAACACCAGCAACCATTAATGCTCTGAAAGCAGCAGATGGTCCATTTGCATCACCATCAAAACCGTTTCCTGGAGTAATAACGTACTGTTCTTGACCAACATAGTCTTGTGCTAACAATGTCCATGTACCAAAACCACAAACACCAAACGTAGGCACTTCAGCACCGTTCTTCACAGTTCCTGAAATGTATTGTAAGACGTTTTGTCTTGTAGGATTGACAGAACCAGCAGCGTACACTTTCGATTTCCACCATGTGTAGGTAGTTCGATTAATGTTACCGTAGGTAGTCATGTTAGTACCATCATCAATTGCACCAGGTAAACCGATGAATTGTTGTGTGTTGGTATAGTTGGTATACAAAGCAGTTGCCATTGCATCCATCATTACGTTGGTCGCATCGTTCATCCGAGCTTCGATCAATGGAATAATGGCATAGTCTTGCTGTACTGCACCTTCCATTCCGAGGAACGGAACTGGAGCAATCATGAGCTTGAGGTTAAACTCAGCGTTGAAAGCACCTTGCTGAACTGACGGTTGTGTGAATGAACCACTATAGTCAGACCATTGCGCATTAACAAACTGTGCGCCCTGTACTGGGACTGTTACTTGGGATACACCACCAGATGCTTGTTGACTGTTAGCAATCAGAGCAGCCATCAAGGGTGTGCTGTTATAAAGTTGTACGACCAGCTTGGGGATAAACGCTCTACGAGTAACGTAAGTTAACTCATTGTATTGCGATGTACCTGACGCTGGAAGAATACCGCCGCCTATAGGCATAGTTTATCTCCAAACAAAAATTAAAAATATCCCCTTGTACTGCAATAAAACTTAAATACCGATGGCTTTTCTGCCAACGTTCCGTATATCTTTTAAGGCTTGTGCTGCTTCATCTCTCGCACCCATCTGTGGGTTCTTCCAATACTTTGACAAGTCAAACTTGCTAATTGCACTTGGATTATAACCACTTGGGGTTGGCTCGGCTGCTTGTTTCATCCAATCAAAATACTCGGCTGCTGTTTCGTGATTGCTAATGTTTTTTTCAAGCATGATTTTTTCAATCTGCTCTACATCAGAATCATCTCTTGCCAAACCTTTTCTGATTAAAGATTGTCTACGCCTGTCTAATTCTTCTCTTGCTTCTTTTTCACGCAATTTGTTTTCTGAAGCCATTAAACGATTTTCCATCACCGACATTTTTTGTTCGGTATAGTCTTTCATCTCTAGTTCAGGAATTGGTAAATCAGGCTTGACTTTTTTAGTCATGCGTAGAAAATCTGTGCGAGTTGCTGGGTTCTCTGCCAATTGCTTGGCTAAGAGTGCTAACTCATCACGCTGTTCTAATGAAATATCTTCTAAACTCATGTTTATCCCCTACTTTCGTTAAATAACTTTTTTAGTATCACCAGGCTGAGACATAGTCATCATATTCTTGTAGCCACCTTTTTTGGAAGAATCTAATCCACCAAATTCGGAGAACCGAGGAGTATTGATGATTTGACCATTTTTCTGATTGTTGTCAGTTGGTCTACGTGGTGAGGATGCGCCTCTTGGTTTAAATAAGTCCATTTGTATTTCCTTTACATAGGTGGAGGTGGAGGCATACCGCCAGGAGGAGGACCACCAGCACCGCCCATTGGAGGAGGTGGCGGAGGTGGCATACCACCAGGAGACATACCAGGAATCATTGGTGCTTTTTTCATGGCATTACCTTCAGGCGTTGCACCACCAGCTTGAGGTAAAGTTTGTAACATTTGCATGATTTCGGTTGGCTGCAGTTCATTGACCTTGCCTTTTTTCTGCCCAACCACACCAATCATGGTACGGATGGCTGCTAATACTTTTTGTCCTTCAGGTGATTCAGAACCCAGAGCTGGTAAGGCTTGCTCTAGTAAGTCCATCGCCATGGAGATATTAATCATCGAGGCTTCACGGTTACCCATCTTCGGTTCAGGAGTTGACATGGGTGCGCCCATTGGAGGCGCAGAAGTATCAGATATGTCGCCTGCACCAGCTTCAGGAATAGGAGCTGCGCCCTTCGGAGTTGCTTTGTCACGTTGACTAGCAATCATTTTCATCATTTGGTCAGGAGGCATACCCATACACAATTCCTTTAAGTTTTAGATAGATTATAGACTTTCTACAAAATGTCAAGTGGGGGATATATTTCTATTCCCTCCCCCAGGGAGGTTTATTCGGTCTATCCGAAATAACCCTTACGGATTACTTTCGTGATTTACGACCTTTTTTACGTCCACGCATGAGATTTCTCCTATTCGCGTTTAGCCACTCATTTTAAGGGAGAGCAACACACCCCTTTTTCCTTCTCACGGAAAACTTACCTACGAGTCTTGCGACCTTTTCGCATACCTTTTCTGCCGTACATAAACTTCTCCTTGGTTAACTATCCCCTGTCTTGTCTACTATAACTACGTGTGGATGGACTACGATTCATACTTTTAATCCCCTCTACACGATACTGCAAATTTGGAACTTCTGCACGACTTTTTAATTCCCCTGTAGTAACACGGGGTTGGTCGCTTGTTGCCTTGACATTTTTAACAGTTGCCATCATCCCACCTGTGGTTCTTTCTTACTCGCTTTTTCTTTAGGAGCTTGTTCTGGTTGGCTCTTGCCTTCCTTCTCACGCTTGGCTAATTTCTCTTTGAGTAATTGTTTCATTGGAGGCTCTACCATGTCAAGTAGAGATTCTTTATCAATTGCACCCACTTTAAAGAGATTAAACGCCATTTGTTTCAAATCTTCTGTAAAAATCGGTGAATTACTGTGTGCATCCACTTTGACTACGTAATCTTTCGTAAATTGTTCAGCAATAAACATATTTCCTTGTGCATCCTTAAAATGCGTATCGTCATACGACTGCATCAGCTTTAAATACAAGGTAGCAACCTTTTCTAAGCTATCTTCAACAATTAAAGCACGTTTTTTAGCTCGACTTGAACCTAAACGGGCTAATTGTGAGGCATGACCTTGACTTCTAACACCAGATTCACCCCGACCCGATAAAACGTTGCTAATTCCCGACACTTCCGAAAACATTCCATCAATTTCATGAATTACTTGAAATAAATCAGGTGGCATGGTAGGTGCTAGGCGATCTACCTTTGCACCAGGCATATCTGAGGCAATATATGTCCCTGCACGGTTTAAAGCTAAGAATTTTTCATCAACAATGCCTGAAACACCGCTATATACGGTAGGCGGGTTGACTTGTTTACTGAGTAAATCCAGAATTTCACCCATCCGCATATTGCGCAGTTCTTGTAATTGAATTAGTTTTTGACATTCACTCTGACCCCACAAGTAATCGTATTGTGGATTAGGACATATTTGAATAAATGGACATTCACCTTTGAGGAACATACTTGCGCCTGGTCGGTCATAAATCACTACGTCAGGTGAGGCAATTGTCACTACTTGATAGTCTTGCGTATCATCATTCCACGCCCATAACTCTTTCATCTCAATCGTATCTTCAGCCACATCTGCCACATAACGATTGACACCGTTTAAATCCAAATTGACGTTACCGTAGATGGTTGAGCCTGACTGACTCATGACAATACGGTTGACCGCATTGGGCATATCGTTATCAGAGATTTTAATACCAGAGACTACACGGTCAATAATGGCTTGGCGTTGTGGATGAGAATACAGACGGGCGTATAGCTCCGATTTGGTTACATAGTAAGTTTGGATAAGGGCTTCTTGCCTGTCTGTATAAGGGATGTCCTCACGTAATACGCCCATACTAGACGGGTCAATCATGTAAGGATGAATACCACGGTTATAAACCAGCTTAATAAAACTGGTGTTATAGACTAACGACCACGTCATTGCCATGGAAAAGACTTGATCGGCATTGGAATTTAGCCACTCATCATTTAGAGCTTGGGTTAGGACAGGTGTTTTGTATTGTTCGTTTTCATTGACCGCAGCTCCCAGAGAAATAGAGAACCGTGTCGTTTCTGCTGAATATAAAAAACTGGTGAGCTGATCAATGTGTGGATGAATCTTATTGAAGTACGCTGGTGGTTGTTCAGGACCAGCACCAAACAAATAATACGACCGTAAGGAGGTGTAATCCGCTTTTCTAGATTCTCTAGACACTAAGCATTTCTGCATCAGGTCTAAATAAAAATCCTCTCGATCGGCATTATTAGTAGGTATTCTCATCGTTTAATCTGTAGGTTATCAGGATCACGTAAACTCGAACTTGGATCAGCCCGTGGTCCTACTGTAATGCCTGCTTGACTTGGTGTCAACCCTGCAGACTCACCTTTGATGGGTGTACTATATCTGCCAGCTAAGATACTTTGCATATTCATTCCTTGGAACGCACCACCCCAGATAGCGTTATCCCCTGCTCGGGGTTCTTTGGGCGTTTCTGGTATGGGCGTCTTTTGGAGTTTGTCTTTGTTACCCCGTTTACGTGTGGCGTATTTTTCGGCTTCACCGTACTCTTTTTCGGTAAACTTGTTATTTCTGGTGAGGTAGCCTGATTGGTTCTCACCCTCTCGTGTGGATTTAATGTTGGACATTCCAAACTCGATGGCAAGTTGCTTGGAGGATTTGTCGGTAAACTTGGTCTTAGCCGAAACCAGTCCAGGAGCTTGGAGGTGAACTTGGAAAACTTCATGCGTACATCCTTTCATTGGACATTTTGGTTGACGGCTCTCAAAGTAGCCATGGTGGTCACACTTAAAATCTTTCATTACAGCCATATCATCCCCTTTCTAACTGTTCATCTAATGGTGTATTACTATAATCATACTTGTTTTTGATACCTACTTGGATGACAATCTTGCCATCTTTCATGGTTAAGCGTGTATCTCGTTGCATAATCGGCTTAGCACTTTTACGAAATTCTATAAAACGGGTCTCATCACGGTTCATCATCACGGCTACTTCACCTTCTAGCCAATGGTTATAGCCTTTACTCACCCGTCTTTGGACATATTCAGTTAACGGTTCAGTCTCATTCATAAAGACATCTAAGAGATGTCCACGGGTGATACCACATAAATCAGCAAAGAGTTTGTGTGAGATACCACGGTCTTTATCTTTTAAGAAGCGTTTAATCACAATCCGTAAATCACGCTTGGGTATTGTTGGTCTCATTTACGCACAATGCCATCATCGCCATACACGCCAATCTTTTTCAAATAGTCGCTTACGTTCCTACCGACTGTCAGTTGTTCAGGGGTAAAGTCATCTTGTATCCGACTAATGTTCCTCGTAATTTTTTGCATAATCAGGCGTGGTTGGACTTGTTCAGCAAAGGCAGCAGTTGCTAAAGCACAGGCGATGACCCGATCATCTTTATTGCGCCCACTTGCCTCAATTGAACCACCATCCCGAACCATGGTTTTCATTTCCTCAATGGTGTCCATGTCCACGATGTCCATCATGCCACGCTCAAAAAAGTCTTTCATGTACGACAGCATTCGTTCTTTAGTCGCTGCCGTAGTTAACCAACCAATCGAGTTACTAACACCACCGAGGGTGTCGTTTCTACGCCAGATATAGTTTTGCATATTGCCATAAACATCGGTGAGTTCTTTACCAAGAGCTGTACCCATAGCTGCCGCTTGACGCTTGAGATTCTTGAGTTCATTAATGACAGCTTGACCTGGACCATTGATTTCTAGGTTTAAGGTGGAGTTCTTGTACGCCCCAGCGAGGTGGGCAATCACCCACGCAAACTGGTAGGTGTTCATTTCTGCTGTAGCAAATGAAGCCACTTGTTCCAAACCATCAGCATAACAACGAAACACTTGTATACAAAAGCGATCAGCCCAATCAGAACTACCGTAGGCAGGATCAGCACCAATGACATAATAAGCGGTATCAATCGGTTCTTCCCAGACCTTGAGCGTACCAAGCCGTTCGGTTGATTTAAGAACTTCTGTGTCATGAAAATTGACTCCAAATGAATAACGGTAACAATCAAAGTTGCGTTTTTTGAGGGCTTTAACAGCATCGGTACACCGTGAATTTGAGAAGAATGAAGTACCTGTCATGACAAAGGCGTAATCTTCTGTAGGTGGAAACTCTTGATACATCAGCGCATCATCTTTAATACCTTCAATCATCTTCCAACGCCACCACGCCATTTGGCGTGAATTGATTTCTACGCCATATAACTTCTTAATATCCTTGACCCACTCTTTTTCTTCACCTGTGAGTTTGCCATCCCAATAGACTTTATAGGTCATGCCCTCAGGATCAAGGCTATATAACTCATTACGCCACCACCCACAGAAGATGGCTCTCTGTGTCCTGGCTCGTTTGGCAGTAACGTACATATCATGAAACATATTAAAGCCTCTGGCGGTACTCTCAAAGAGGTATAAACGGTGGGGATTAGTTTCAGCCAGAGAAGCTAGTAAAGATGCTAATCCTTCCTCATCTCCCCAAGAACTTGTTTCCGTACCATGCAAGTATGTAATCGCCTTGCCACGACCCAAACTTCCTTTAGCTCTAAGTCCAGCGACTTGATAAAAGAGACGAGAGCGGTTTTTGAGGGAAAGCTGATTGCGGTTGTGAGCAAGTAACGGGATGCGATACTCTTTGGGTAAACCATCCATATACATGGCGAGGGTTGACCTGAACATATCTCGGTTTTCTTCGGTGTCGGTGGTAAGTGTGCCTTGTAATCCTGCGTGGATAAAGTGCCAGTAGAGGTCAAGGGCGAGTGAGACGGTTGTGATTCCAAGTTGTCTACCTTTCAAAATAACAAAGAAATGAACATCATCTTGTAAACCTTTGGTAATCTCATCCATCACATAGGTTTGTGAGCCTAAGAGAGTACCCATCTTCTTGAGGCCTTGTTCTTTTGTCTCAA